TGAACTTCTCAACAGACCATCTACCATTGGAGTCAACATCCAGGTCGAATGTACCAGCGGTAGCAGTGTTTGAAACAGCACCTTGCTCAGCAACCTTATAGATGGTTCTGATGACTTCTCTGTTGATCTCTGCGAGGATCTCAGTAGAGAGGATGTTAGCAAGTTCTGCTTCAGCATTCAGACCATGAATTGCCTTCAGGTCTTGTGCCAGTTCCAAGGAGTACTCAGCCTTGAGTGCTCTTGACTTAGCAGTAACAGTGACTTTCTCAATCGAGAATGCCATCTGGTTGAATGCATTATTACCTGTGTTCAGGTTTTCTGCATCACCAGTCTGCATACCTTGACCAACGTCGTATGCAGTAGAGGAAGCAGATCCAACAGGGTTCAGAACTGAAGGGTTGGTGCCTGACTGGGAAGTAGTACCCATACCAGCAGCAACATCAGAGAAGCCACCTGTGAGATCGAATCCTGCATCCTGACCAGAGAATGCTGAATCAACTTCATTGTAGAAGGTCTCAGCGCCACTCTGATTGGTGTAGCGGGAACGCATTGCGAAGATCAGTCCAGTAGGACCAGACATTGGCTGAACACCTGCCAGGTCATAAGCGACCAGGTTAGGCATTGAGCGTCTGATCAGGGAGATCAGGACTGGATCAAAACCAGCAACAGGACCTGCTGCGGTTGCACTACCAGAGAAACCAGCAGGATTAGATCCAGCTGAGTTGGTAGGTGCTTCCATCAGGTTGATGCCTGAATTGAATGCTGATTCCTCTCTCAGGAATCTTTCTTGGTTTTCCAGCAGGACTGCAGTAACAGCTCTTCTGTGTGAATCCTTGATTGAATCAAGACCTTCATAGTCAAGAAGAGGTGCCCACTTTTCCTGCAATTGTTCTGATTGGAACATTTGCGTTTACCTATATGTTAGTGTGGTTTTGTTTGAATTGTATAAAATTCAATTTTGCTTGAAAGCACCCAGTGCTCTCATGTATGACTCCATTCCTGATGCAACAGGAGCGGTTGTGCTGTCTACACCCTCAGAGAGGGTTTGAGTAGCAGAGGTAGATGCTTTAGCAGCAGGAGTTCTGGAGAAGTATGACTCCTTCAGAGTTTCCAGCTTTTCACGATATTCTTCTTCACTTTCAAACTCAACACTTTCGGCAAGTGAAGCGAGCTTCTCTTTCTGGGTCTGTGCAAGACCTTCAGAGACTTGATCAAGAACTGAAACTGCAGTTGACTCAGCGAGTCTCTTGTTCAGATTGATGTTCTTGTCAATTTGCTCATTGAGCTTGGTCTCCATTTCATCAAGTTTTTCTACCATGCTTTCGAGTACATCATATTTCTCTTCAGGGATTGTTACATAATGTTCTTCAAAAAGACCCTTCATTCCAGCAAGGAATGATTCAGTCATTTCAGTCTTAAGACCTGCTTCAACAGCAAGTTCATTCTCGGTCATCCACTCTTCGCAGACATACTCAAGATAAGAATCGACTCTTTCAGTCAATGTCTCCTTAAGACCTTCTTTTTCTTCTTCCAGTCTTTGCTCAAATTGAGCTTCCAGGGTTTCCTGGATTTCTTTGATCTTGGAGTTCAGAGCAGCCTCAAAGATAACCTTTGCCTTTTCTCTGAACTCCTCTGAGAGTTCCTCACCACCGAGCAGTGCATTGACATCTTCTTCAATGTCAACACCATCTTCAACTTCTTCTGCTTCAGCAACAGTCTTTTCTACCTGCTCCTCTTCCAGGATCTCCTCATCAACTTCTACTTCTTCAGCAGTTGCTTTTGACTTTTCCATTGGCATTGCAGGCTTGGCACCCTTGTTGACTACATCGCTTACAGTTTTGATCTTAGGCTCTCTAAGCTTTGCAGAATCATTATCTGGCTTGTAGTTTTCAGGGGTAGGTCCACCCAGATCTTCATAAGATCCAGTTTGACCAGGTGTGATGTTGCTAATTTGCTGTTGTGCTTCTGCGGGTTTAGCGTTCGAGTTCACAGCAGTTTTAGATTGCTCCATTTCTTGTAAATCTCCACGAGACATTTGGACTCTCCGATTAACCTATGTATAATCTATATTTATTTATAAATTTGATATTTCTGTTACAATCAGAGATTGTTCAGAAAATCATTGAACAATTTGACTTTTTGTTCATCAAGTTGTTTTTGTGTTACTAAAGTGTTGATAGTTTTGTATGTTTTACGAGCAGCAGACTCTCTGAGAATGCCACCATCCCATACCCAATCCTTTCCTTCCATGATGCCTTCAACAAAAGCATCAGGAGCAGAAGGATCAGCAACAATATCAGCAGCAGTAGAAAGCATGAAGTCATCACCAACGATGTTCACACCTTCTCTTGTTTGCTTAAGTGATCCAATTCCTCTAGAAGAAACGCCCAACTTAACTCCTTCATTAATCAGTGACTCAGCAATTTTGCCCATTGGGGTGGACAGAATTTTTGCTTTACCAATGAAGTTGTTTCCACTCTCTTTGAGTGAAACAATCTTGTGGCTTACACGATCCAGATTAACTGTTGGTCCATCAGGATGTCCCAGTTCTCCCAGAGCTCTGCCAGAATTAACATGGTTTTCAGTGTATCTCATGACTTCTCTTCTCAGAGTCTCCATTGGATACATTCTGCCATTTCTGTTCTTGAGATCTCCCTGAAGGAAGATGCCCTCAATGAACATATTCTTTTTACCGTTTCTTTCTTCAACGATAAAATCTACTGATTCGATTTCTTCTCTGATTAATTTCATTGGTAACCTCAGGAGTCTTGAACTTGTTGGATAAATGCTTTACCTGCACCACTATCAGTTTTAACTGCTACTTTGATTGACTTTCTTAACTCTGCATAAGGTGCATTGAAAGTATCAGTTACAGCACTTGAATCGTGGTCAATAGTTGCTCTTGTATTGTAATAACCGCCCACATTGGAAGTGGTATTGATGTCAGTCACAATCTTATGAGTAAAGTCAAAGTTTGACTGACCAGTCACTGTGAGTGATGCTGCATCACCAATGGCAAATGGGCAACCAGTTCCCTCTGGGAAGTCCACAATAGTTGTAGCACCTGTAGTAATACCAACTACTCTTTGTGAAGTGATGGGTCCAATTGTAATTGTTTCAGTTTCATTGGTTGAAACATAATAATTTTCATAAGTGGCTGTTGGATTGGTTCCAATAGCAACATGAACACCAGCAGTTTCAGCAACAACTCTTAAAGCATCAGATTGTTGTGATATTGGTAAGGTTTGTACTGAAGATGTGCCAGTCGTTAGAACTGTATTGACACCAACTGGTTTGAGGGCTGCCATTATTTTTAATTACAATTGTTCTGTATTAGTTATTTATTATTCTTCTGTTTCAAAGGATTCCTCTTCTGTATCTTCGATTGGTTCATCAAAGATAGAAGCAGCAACTTGTGGTCTTATTGTTTGAATTTTTTCTGCTGACTTTGCAAAAAGAATATCTTTGATCTTATCACTGATCTGTGAAGGTGACTCATCTTTCACCAATAAATCCATTAATTCGTCCATGGTCTATAAATTGACTTCGATGCTATTTAGAGCTCTCCGCCCTTGGGTGGTGTAATCTCAGGAGTTGTTGGAACTGCGCCCATTCCCCCATCAATTGCATTTGGCGAAGCACCAGGTTCTGGTGGAACTGGTTGACCAGTAGCTGGATCAACTGGCATTGCATTTGGATCTGGAATTTGACCAGACTCAATTTCTGCTTCAATTAAAGCATCTTGCTCAAGAATCTCAGCATCAGTTTGTCTAAGAATATTTCTTCTAACATAATCATTGGAATAATACTTACCAACATATGGTTCAACCAGTGTGGCAAGATTGATTCTTTCAGTTGTTAATTCTGCATCTTTGAGTTCTGCAAAGTGATTATCATAGAGGAAATCATATTGAATATGATCTTCCATAATTTCCCAATCTTCTGGAGTAATAATGTTCTTCAGAAGAAGTTGAGTTCTCAACATATCATTGAACATATCAGAGAATCTCTTTCTCATTCTTCCAACAAACTTGGAGAACTTGATTTCATCTCTGAGGATCTCAGAAGAACGACCCATTGAGAATCCACCTTCCTGTTGAAGTCTGGACTCAGGAACATTCAATGCTCTATAGAGTTTCTTCTGGAAATAGTTAATGTCAGTGATTTCACCAAGATTCTGACCACCAGGAAGAGTTGTGATTTCAGTTCCTCTACCACCTTCTCTTCTAGGAAGCCAAAAATCTTCCATCATGGACATGAACTTTTTATCATCACGAATCTCAC